TGTGCCACTTCAACACGGGACACCTTCTTGGATGACGAATAACCAATAGCGTACTTGTATTGATTCTGTCCCGTGACATAAGGGTCTGCTTTAAGGGTCAAGGTCTTACCCACCAGCAGGGACACCGGAAGAAGATGTGCCACCACATAGGCACTACCGCCCCTCTGGGTAAGTACGACCCTTACGCCCGTAGAGGTGGTTTCGTAGCTGCAGTGATGGGATCCGAGCGCATTGAATGCTGCCGGGTTGAAAAGATTTTTCCCACAGAAGGGCACCAAGACACGGGTCAGGTCACGCTTCAGCTTGTACGGTGCTGCCATGGCACTGACAACGATCTGGTGAATGTTTTTATCCGACAGATATTCATCAACAGTGCACCGGCCTTCCCAATAATAATCAGGATCTTTGTCTACGGTAATCTTGCAACGTCTGCCATTCAACAGGTTGCTGACTTCACGCTTTTTGTCTTCAAAGTTATCAGTGGGGAAGACCGTGAATGTGAAAGTACATTCACGGTCATTGTATTTCACTTCACCCAGTGCTTCAGTCAGATCCACCGAACCATTGCCACCGGGGATGTCCACAAAATTGGTCTTTGCGGTGGCCGGGGGGATGTTGACTTCCGACAGCACAAGGTTTAGATCCTTGAAGCTGTGGATGTCATCAAATTTGATACCTTTCATCATCGTCCCCTACCTTTCTGAATCGCAATTTTACCCAGTGCAGCGTCCATGGCCGGTGCCATGGCAAGCACTGCACCATTCGTGTCAAACATCATCGGTGTCTTCATGGCATTCAGTGCATCCGGGAAGAACTGAATCAACAGATTGATGATTCTATCCAGACGCTGTGCAATGCCGCTGTTTTCGCCCCTGACTGCCTGTCTGATCAAGTTCAGCAGGGTCACAGTGCCACTGACAACTTCACTACCAGCTTCACCACCACCCATCAGGGTACCGGTGGCCGGGTTATAGCCAAAGATGGTGGGGCTGTTCATGATCATAGGATTGCGCATAGCATCCGCATTCCACTTGATTGACAGCTTGGGGATCTTACCTTTCAGCAAGTCACCGATCTGCCAACCGGAAGGCGTGATACCAAACTTGGGCATAGGGATCTTAGGCCACGTTATAGTGAAATTGAAGAATCCCTTGATCTTGTCAATGATGTTCCCCACAAGGGTCTTGGCACTGGTGATGGGATTGGTGATTGCCGTCTTGATACCATTCCAGACGGATGTGACGCTGGTTTTCAGTGTCGTGAATCCATTCACAGCAAAAGTCTTGATACCCGTGATAGCGGTACTGATCAGGTTTTTTGCAGTGGTAATGGGGCTGGTGATCGCAGTTTTGATGCCATTGAAGATGCTGGTGCTTGAAGTCTTCAGCTGACCAAACAGGTTGCTGGCCGTATTCTTCAGGCTGGTGCCCATGTTCTTGATGCCGTTTCCAATACCGGTGATCAGGTTTTTGCCCAGATTCATCCAGTTGATGGCATTCCACACGGCAAAGATGGCTTCAATGACCTTGGGGAAATTGGCAATCAGATCAGGGATGGCACCAATGATACCTTTAATCAGTTCCCAGACGATTTCAATACCTTTGGTGAAGATGGTCTGAATGCTGCCGCTGATAGAATTGGCAAAATTTGTAATGATTTCCGGTGCCTTTGCGATCAGTTCAGGCAGGGATGCAATGATACCTTGCACAAGGGACATGATCAGATCCATACCAGTGGCCACCAGCTGGGGCAGGTTGGTCAGGATAGACTGGGACAGTCCCAACAGGATGTCCAGACCCTTGGAAATCAGGGTGGGCAGATTTTCCTGAATTTTGGTAGCCAGACCACCAACCATGTCCTTGGCCTTGTCGGTGATGACCGGCAGACTGGTTGTGATGAAGTCAGCCAGACCCACGATCATGTCACCCACGATTGTCAACAGCTGGGGTAACATGTCCCACAATACTGCTAATAGTGCAGGTGCCGCTGCTACCAGTCCACTCACCAGACTGGCCGCACCTTCAATGATGACCGGTAGGAGTTCAGCCAACAGTGGGGGAAGCATGGGGATAACCTGACCAATGATTTCCGTGATGCCGCTGACCAATCTGGGTGCCAGAGTCTTCAGGTTGCCGATAATAACGCTACTGGCATTAGAAAAGGCAGTCACCAGCTGGGTGACATCACCGGATCCATCCAGAAAGTTGGTCAGTGCCGCTTTGGCCGTACCGAGGGAACCGGCAAGCGTTTCATTTTCCTTGGCATAGTTACCAGCCGCATAGGCCGTCTTTTCCATGAACATTTCCATGGCTAAGCCAATCTTTTCCTGCTGGGACATGTCCTTGGTGGACTTCTTGATTCCCTTAGACAACGCATAGGCTTCAATGGCCGTGTCATTCATGGCCACACCAAGGTTGTCCATCATAGTGAAGTTACCCTTGGCCGCACCGGCAATGGCTTCCATTGCGGATGCAGTATCAATGCCCATGATGGACGCAACGTCAGCCGCACGTTGCATGGCATCAGCTGCCAGCCCGGATGATTCTTCAATGCTGAAACCGGCACCTTGGAACAGTGCACCCATTTTGTTGGCAGTACCGAGGAAGTCAGAAGTGGACAGACCCATGTTGGCAAAGGCTTCACCAGCCGCTTCCTGCATCTTGGCAGCATATTCGCCAAACACCGCTTCAGAACCGCCCATGTTCTGTTCCAGTTCACCGGACAGATTCAACGCCTTAATGGTCAGACCGGTCATGGCCGTACCACCGGCCAGCATGGCTGTGCCAAGGGCTTTGCCGAAAAACACCGCACCCTTACCCACAGCGGAAAATGCTTTTCCTAGGCTGCTCTGTGTCTGCTGACCTTTTTCGCTGGTTTCATCCAGTTCTCGGTTGGCCTGATCATTGTCAATAACGATCTTACCAACCAGTTCAAACAAATCCATTTACATCTCACCTTCTTCCACTTCAGGGTTGAAGTTCCCAAGAATGGCCATGGATCTTTTCACGGTTGCTTCCATGTCTGCTTCAGACATTTCTTGCAGACCTTGGGTGTTCTGCAAGGCATCACAGAATTCAGTGAAGGATTTATCCCACACCTTGTGCAGATAAAATTCCCACCTGTCTTCTTCAATCTTCCTTTCACAGAAGGCATTGATGAATTCACAGAATCGTGATGTCTGAATGTAGCCGTCTAATAAAGAAAATGGATCTGCATATCTTGCGAATAGCAGATCCATGAACTTTATTTCGTTTACCCGAACAATTTGGAAGCAACCTTGATAAAATCCCGGAATTCAGGCTTCTTGATAAAATCAATCACCATTTCAGTGAAAGTGGGGAAATCCAGCTTTTCCACCTGTTCCACAGACAGGTTGGAAGTGTTGGCCAGCATCTGGAAGATCTCACGTTCACACTTGGGAAGATTGCCAAGAATTACATTGACAACTTCCAGAGTGACCGCAATGCCAGCAGTTCTGGCAAACTTGGCCACACCGTTTTCACCGGTCAGGGTGCTGACCATCTTCTGGATGGATTCCTTGCCAAAGGATTCGGCAAACTCATTGATACCGATCTTGCCAAGGATCTTGAACATCAGGAAGACATCAGTGGCCTGAAGGGTTCGGAAGGTGTAGACCTTTTCACTGGTGGTGGTGTCACCTTCCTGCATAACAGTTCCCACACCTTCAACGGCAGTGGGTTCAATGACAGTATTCATCAAGATTCATCCTTTCCTTTACGCCTTGTCAGTGGGATAGTAGATCTTCACAGGTAGCACGTCAAAGTTGCTTTCATCCGTCAGGTTGGCATAGGCTTCCATGGTCAGCTTGACCACGGCCTGTTCCTTGGCCTTGGTTTCAATCTCCATGCCGGAAGTACACAGGGCGTTTTCCATGATGAAGATGATCTGTTTGGCGTTGTTCAGCGTATAGCCAACAAAGCCAAAGTTTTCAACATAGTCACCTTCAGTGATAGCCGCCTTGTCCTGAAGCATGGTGAATCCATCGGCATCAGACGTGCCTTCTTCAAACAGGGTTGCCATCTTCATGACATCCGTGGACAGTTCAGCAAAGTTGGCTTCGACAGTCACACTGCCGCCCTGCTTGACAGCCATGCCCTTGACCTTGACCAGCGCACCGTCAACTTCAATGTCAACGAATTCACCGGTGATGGAAATCTTACCACCACCATTGGTGGCACCGAGAATGTCACCAGTCCACTTGCCATCCACAAACTTCAGGTTGCGGTGGTAAGTACCACTGCCCAGCAGAATGTTTTCCGGGGTGGTAGTGGAAATACCGTGTTTACCGATAATGGCCATATCAGTTCATTCCTTTCCATTTCTTAATTCTCAAATTGATCTGAATGCGTTTCAGATCTGCTTCACCAGTGGGAACCGGGAAGCTGTTTTCATAGAAGACCGCAACCGCCCCATCATCCGTGGACATTCTCAATCCACAGGCAGGGTGGAAGTGGTCTTCAATGCTTGCCCGGAACTGTTCAAGTTCCAGCCAAGTCCCCTTGGTGGTACCGGTCAACATCAGCGTTGCCGTCTTGCCGCCATCTTCAGCGGTAGCAGGTTCTTCCGAATATTCACCGATAAAGTAGGGGTATTGGACGGATCCCGTCCATTCCATGAATTCATAGGGGACATTGATGCTGTTCAATTCCCCATGAATGGATCCAAGCACAGACATCATTTCATAGTCCCCCTATAGGTATCTTGTATGTGTTTGATCAACCTGGGTTTCAGGGTGTTGTAGGCGTTCCAGAATGGCCTTCTGGGCTTCATGCCATGCGTCCAGATGGTTTCACCGGTCTTGGGGTCTTCATACGCCCAACCGCCCTTACGACCATCACCGTTCAGCGCATAGTCACCGGTGCCAAACTCAACCCAGATCGAATGTTCCACCGTTGATCCGATGGTTACAACATTTTCCTTCACGTCCGCTTGCCACGATGACTTCAGCTGACCGGTTTTAACCGGGGTGTTCTGCGCAGTCTGGGATACCAGCTTTGCGGATGCTTCCAACAACGCCTTACCCATGGCCGTGGACATGGCACCCTTGACTTCAACACGATGGTCTTTGAAGTTGAATTGAATAGTTGCCATGCAAATCACCCCACATACCGCAGATAGATTTCTAGCTGCTGATGCAGTTCCATGGGATCATCAATCAGCATCACGTCATAGGCCACACCGTTGACCATCAGCCGCTTGTCAGAAGCATTCCGGTCAACTGCCACATAGTCACAGATGAAGATGTGGGTGGATTCCTGAAGTTTGGCATTGTAGGTGCCATACTTGGAATCACCGGCCTGTAAATCCAGCCATCCGGTCAGGGTCTGAATGTCCGTCCAGTTCTGGATCCGTTCACCAATAGCGTTGGTGGTGGATCCGTCTTTCTGCTGTAGGATGGCTTCAATGTTTCCACCAATCATGGTCAACACCTTGCCTTCTTGTACAGATTCAGGCCATTCAGAATGCCTACCGGATAACCCATGTACAGTGTGGCACTGTCTTCATACGTCACAGAATGTCTGCTGATGGTTTCGGACTTGATGCCCACCTTGTCACCCATGGTCTGCTTCCACTTAAACAGATCCACAGCGCACTGCACCACGTCTGCGGGATACTTGATCTTGGTCACCAGATTATACTGGATTGCCATCAGGGGCTTGTCCAGTTCAAGATGATCATCAGCAACCACCTTGACCACATACAGCCCATCATTCACACCGGATCCGCTAATCTGTACGGTATCCCCCACAGCGAAATACTGCGGGGTACCGTACACACGGACGTTTTCAGACATTCCAGCAAAGCGGATAGACCGCTGCTGGAAGTTGTTGTTGGTGTATGCCCTGATGACCGCTTCAATGGCTTCCAGTTTGTCAATGATCAGGTCATCTGCGACATTGCCACAATTGACCTGTTTCTTCAGATCTTCAACCGTGATAATCATCAGGATTCACCGCCTGATTACTTTTCCTTGGTCTTCAGGATGACAACCTTGGATTCATTGGTCATGGCAGGCATACCAAAGGCAGTGCAGATGATTTCATCGCCGACACCGTTTTCACGCTTGTGCTCAACCAGATTGCCACGCTTCAGGAAGTAGGTGATGGCCGGGATGTCATCTTCAGTTTCGGCAGTGTTGCTCAGCTTGATGATGGGGTTGTAGTAAACACCATCCTCACACTTGACCTTGTTGGAAACCACGACATCACAGCCGCCCACACGGCCAATGGCACCGGAAACCAGCAGATCCGCAGCCAGCTTGTCAACGGCCATGAAGTCCGCATCCTTGCGCAGCTGGGTCTTCTGCTTGGAGTGGATCAGAATAACCTTCTTGCTGTCTTCTTCCTCGTTGAACAGATCAACCGCATCAACAATGGAAGCATACTTGATGACGCTGGTGGACGCATCGTGGATAGTCTTGGCTTCATACAGGACGGCCACACGGTCATTGTCCAGCTTCTCAGAGATGGACAGCGCAATCTGGTTGGTGGCAGTGCCCATGGGGTTGCCATAACCAGACAGCTGGGCTTCATCGGTCAGCATAACGCCCTTACCGATCTTCTTGATGCCGTACTGCGCAGTGGTGAAGGCCATCTTGGTGGTGTCGATGGGCTGGCCTTCCTCATAGTCTTCAGCAGCACCGATGTA